GTGTGCTAGATATATTTGATATTCGCATTTGATTTAAGCCCGCTCAGTATTTTTTAATATTGAGCAGTTTAACGACTTACTGAGGTCGAGTAGGTTAACGTATCCTACTGACGAGATATTGGCGCGGTAACGCCAGGACCAACTGCTTCACGCTTTGACATAAGTACCACCTCAGATGAAATTTTTAGGTTTAAACTCTTTCTTCTCAGGTTCTTTATGTTTCGCTTGTGCTCGGTTACTAGGGTTTGTGTCATTCAGACGCTTGAGTTCTTTTTGAATGCCTTCAAGGGCTATAGCAATACGTTCGTTATACACCGCTACCACCCTCTTGAATTGCATCAACAATTTTGTCTATTTTTTCTTGTGTTGTCATACTATCTTTAATAATGTCAGAAGGTTCTTTGTTGAAGATTTGATTGTATTCATCGTAAACATCATCTAGCCTGTCTTGTAAGTAACTTTCGTCATACTTGTCATACTCATCGATTGTATCACCATCAAGTTCAGTGACGTCATATAAGCCTTCTTCTGTTTCGTAATCTTCTTCGTACTCATCTTCTAATGCATCTTCAGGACCGCCTAGCCCCTCTAAGAAATCTAAATCCTCTTGATCAAAGTCATCAGAAAAGTCGTACTCTTCTTCCCAGTTTTCATCTTCTTCAAATTCGTCGTCATCTTCCATGAAGTCGTCTTCATACATGTCATCTTCTTCATCACTGAAATCAGTGTCTAGCACTTCTTCTTCTTCCCAATCAGCATCTTCATAATCCCCTACGGAATTATCAACAATTTCTTCTGCTACACCTTCATTAGTAACTGGTGGTGTATTTGTAATATTATTATCATCTGGCATTTACAACACCTCCTTTTAATTATTTAACAACGCCTCCGAAATATCTTCCTTCGCGCTCTTCAAAGAACTTATCACGCCAATCAGGTTTGATATATGGTGCGACAGCACTCCGACAGAATGGATGCATCGGAGGAGCATTAACACCAGGCTTCATATCTTTGACTTTGAATACTTTTCCATTTAAACCACGACATGTTTTGGTTGTCTTACTATCTATCTTAGCGTGATATTCATATTCTGCGTCAGGTCCATGTTGTTCTAACATATGACGCTTTGCAGCTAACGTTTGTACTCTAGCTGTTTCCGTTATGAGTAAACGTCTTATCTCATACGTACTATTGCCTGTTTCTTTTCTGAACTCTTTCACAAACTCATAAGGGTGTCGCCCTCTTAACAAAACTTGACTTGTCGCTTTTTCAACATGGTGTCTAACTACTTTCATATCACGCCATAGTCTACGAGACCAATTAGAGTTTTGAAAAGGTGCAGTAACGATCGTTTTAACATCGCTTAATGATACATGTAACGTTTCACCTAATATGCCTGCTTGTTGCTCAAGAGAACGATAATAGGAAGATTCCATGTAGTTATAAATAGATTGCTCTATACGAGCGTATGAATACGTTACAATTAATCCTAGTTGCGCTTTTAGTAGCTTTTCCCTGTTTACGTACATCGCAGTATTATATCTTTTTAGTTCTCTATTTGCTCTTTCACTAAAGTCGTTATCTTGTACATATTTTCTAGCTTTGTTAGCGAAAGATTGAACATCGAAGTTATCAATTTTCTTTTTAGCTTCTGAAATACTAATACCTTCGCTGTCTGCATATCGAGCGTAGAACTTAGATATCTCATTCTCTATATCGTCAATCATGTTATTAACAATGCGCTCAATCTCTTGGCTCATTTCCTTATCGCTCATTGTTTCATCTTTAATAATCTCTTGAGCTCTTTTATCCCAATAAGTCATGTATTATCACTCCTTATTGTCAGATATTTCGTCATCTTCTTCCGATGCCTGGCTATCAGATAGATCATTGAACATCAACTCATCAGAATGTTTTATCTTTTCTTCTTGTTCTTTTCTGATACGTTCAACTTCATCTTTAGGATTGTCTATGAAAGAAACCAGAGACATTAATGTTTTCTGACTGATCTCTCCACCAGAATTGATGTACATTTGCATTTCTTCTGTCAGTGACTTAGGCAAGTTTCTTGTGAATGTGAATATCAAGTCTCTAAGGTTGTCCTTATCTATTTCTCTATTGATACTCATAATTCCTCCAACTAACTTGTAACGTCTAACTAAGCCTTTTCGAAATAGACCTTCTTTAATCGCTGTACGTTGTTCTAAGCCAAATAGCTTATATTTCATGGCCTCACCAGAGGTCTGACCAGCAAAATTCTCGTCGCTCATATCTGGTGTGTTAGTAAGTGTATGAATATCTTTAGCAATTCTTGTTTTATATGATTCAACACCACTTACATCATATTGCTTGTAGATATATTGAGCATCTACATTACCTTCTGTTACTTTATCATCTACCGTTGCATATTCAGGAGGTGCTAGATGGAACACATTAGCCTCTTTTTGCAGTGTCGCTACTTCTTCATTCAGGTCAACGTTACCTTTGATGAGTAGCATTGCGTCATTTAAGTCACTCATGTAGTTAGCTGTATCTGATTGTGCCTCATCATATAAGTCAATAAGGGGTATGACCTTTTCAAAGTCTCCGCGTCGTTTTTCATTATTGCTAAACTCTGTAATAGTTACTTTGCCAAACGAATGCGCTTCAGGAGGTTTACGCTCTGTTAACTCTAAGTTAGTAACACTGTTTGCCACAAAGAAATATGTTGCATTATCAGTAATGACATCAACATAGTAGATATTGCTTTCTGCCTCAGTCATCTCGGCGTTATCTTCTGTCGATACTTTCCAATATCGCACGGCCATAATACTATTCTTCTCAATGGTAGTATCGTATATAACGAATGTATTACGTGGGTCTGATTTATAAATTCTAACTTCATCTTGTTGATTACGTATGATGTATTCATAAGCACGGCCGAATATAGATAAATCTAACCCCAGTGAACGATTGTGACTATCAATGTCGTTTATTGCATGCAACTGATCTATTTTATCTTGTGTCATACTGCCTTCAGATTGTACTTGTATGGCATGACCAAAGCAATAACCGTTAATAAAGTCAGTGATATACGAAGCGAAGTCATGCGCTGCTCTATTGTCTGCTAAGTGCTTTTCTCTACGCCTTTTGTTTCGCATGATGTTAAAGTTCAAACCTTGATAATAATCATCTAGCATTTGAAGTCTAGGCACTTGTGCTTCTAAATGATGACGAATGAAGTCGCTGATGTCGTTAGGATTATCTAACAAGTCTTGTGTTGTACCATCGTATTTGTAAGTTTCAACTGCGTCACGTCTGTATATCTCATCACGCATTTGTCGTCGTTCAATATCTCTTTCGAAATTGTTTACGTGTGCCATGTGTTACCTCCTTTATAAGCCCATAGATTTAGCGCGGCTAATATTTTTCTTAATATTGACATTCGTTCTGTTATTTCTAGGGAAATGGAATTCTTCTAGGCTATATCTCAATGCATCCATTAAATGGTTATTTGCATCTATTGGTTTATTTAACCAGTTACCGTCTTTGTCTTGGTCGAATGTATATGTGTTTAATTCTTCTATCGTATGTTCACATGTTGGATGTACATATATTTTGAAACCTTGTATGAATTGAACACCTTGCATGATAGATCCTTGCCCTTTAATAGATGGTTTGAGATTAGAAATACCTTTACGTTTAATCTCTGTTATCAATCGCTTCTCTGCACTATCTGCAATTATCTTTGCGTTTTTCAATCCTTTATCAAGATACATTTGATATATCTCATCAGTTAGCATACCTCTTTGATAATGCTCATCGTATATCCACAACTCTTTATTCTTTAAGTCAACAATAGTACTGATAAGTGTTGTAGGATCTTGAGTGAACCCAAAGTCACTGCCATGAGCCACAACTTGCTTTTCTTTCAACTTTTTAACCCAGTCAAACTCCTTAACCTCGAAATTCTCAAACACCAGCCCTTCTGCTACTCCCCATTCTCCATCACAAACAATTCTTGCACGTCTTGGGTTTGTTCTGTACAAATCCTCATAACGCGCAATATCGACCTCATCAAGCCATTCATTTACTCGATAGGTTGTTGTATATGAAAATGTGTTGTTCAACTTAGTATCTTCGTCAAAGAATGTAGGTTTAAGCCAATGCCTCTCACTCCAAGGGTTGAATGTAACTGTAATCTGTTTGAAGAAGTCTGGACTATCGACACTACCACGAATAGATTCAACAAGTGTTGCAAATTTATCGTAGGTTTCAACTTGATATGCTTCTTCTATCCAACACCAACTCAATATTCCTTTGTCAACAGTAATTGATGTAATCTTCAACGGATCATCCAATCCTCTAAATAATATCTTCTGGCCAGTGGGTTTGTATGTTATCTCTGGCAAACTATCGTTAAACTTAAATAAGTGGGTTACTCCCAATTGGTTAGTAGCCCACTTCAAATCTGTATATGTTGATTGTTTATTCGTATTACTGAAGCGTCTGACTACAAGTAAATTAGCCCACTCATACTCCATTAATCTGTATATAAAGTTTAACGCAGTCGTCTTTGATTTCTTGCTACCACGACTACCTTTTACTACTCTATAAAAGTTTTTGTTGTGCCAGAACTCGTTGTACCCGCTACCGATTGTTTTTGTAATACTTAATTTTTTATCAGTCATTGGCTGGCACATCATTTATGAAAGTTGGAGTGATTACTTCTGCCTCAACTTTATCAGTAGGTTTATGTCCTGTTCTGTCTAAGATGTCACTTGCTGCGTTGTATCTGACTAACTCACTTTTAGCAGTCAGTAAATTTTCCATTGTCTTAATCGCTTTACCCGTCAATCCTTTTAGTAGATTACGTTCAGCATTAAGCAATTCTTCTTGAAACTCCGCATTCCTTTTCCAATTCGATATGGTTTGTCTAGCTACGTTTAACTCCCTAGCTATTTCATTCTGGTTTAAATTCTTCTCAACCATTAATACTATGGCTTTATTTTGTTTTGAAGTCAGCAATAAAATCACCTCCGATGTCAAAATTGGTCAAAGTTTTATACACTCATATCACACGTTTTAAATGTCATATCAGCATACAAAAACCTACCCGACTTTTCTATCGGATAGGTTCATAGGAGAAAAATTATGTTCGATCATTTGAAAGGAATAAAAATAGAAAGGTTTACACGAGGTAAGTCATCTAATAACTTACACTATCATAATAACCGCCTTTACGAGTTCATTTTTCCAGAATTTTTCCAAATTAATGCATGATCCCTAACTCATCAGCTAATTTAGTAAGGATTTCTCTTCTTAACTCATAAGCTGTTGATTTACTTACACATATTTCTTGAGCAACACCAGTAAGATTTAATGTTCTCGGTTTTTTAAAATAATATATATCCATGAGTTGTTGACTTTCTTCACTGCTTGTTTGATATACAATGTCTATAGCAGACTTCATTCTAGCTAACTGCGATAAACGTCTATCATTCACTACACGTGTTGCTTTTATCTCCGTGACACTAACGTTACTATGCACTCTATCTCCGCCAATATTAGTGTCAGTGGGTTGCCAAGGGTTCAATACTTCTTCTCTCACACGTTGGATATCTTTATCTATATGCCTATAATTACTTAATTCACTTTCTAAATAACGTTGCGTTGATTTTCTCAAATCCATCTTTTACCTCCATTTATTTAAAGTCTCCCTTACTCTTTACACACAACCAAACGAGATACATAACTGGAATAATCACTATCCACCAAGTCATTTAAATACCTCTCTCCATAATCCATTTAAATGAACGTGGTCATGTTCGTCAAAGTCCTTAGGCACTTCCACCTCATCGTTTGCAGTTAACTTATAATACAACTCTCTACCAATACATTTACCTAACTCGTACATAGCGATAGTGAACCATATCTTTAATATGCGTTTAATCATTCCGTTCACTCCTTACCTAGTATTTGTTTGATCTCTGCTACTATATCTTTACTCTCCTGTGCTTCCATATGCGCCTCTGTCACTTTCATTTTCAAACTCCTTAACTTCTTTGGGTGTAGGATATACAACTGGTGCTACAACTAACTGAGCTAGTCTTTCACCTTTTTCTACTGTGATGTCTTCATCGCCTATATTGTCTGTGATGATACCTATTTCTTTATGATACGTTTTATCTATAGTTCCTAATGCTACACGTAACTTCGTTTTAAGTGATTTGCCTGATCTAGGTCTTACTTGTCCCTCGTACCCATAAGGTAGATTAATTGCTATATCTGTTTTAACTATTGTTGTTGTATGCGCTGGGATTGTGATTGTTTCAGATACATATAAATCCAAGCCAGAATCAAATTCGTTAGCTCGTGTTGGCATTGTTGCGTTTTCTGATATTTTTTTAATTTCTAATGTGTTTGTCATTTTTATTTATCCTCCATTTGTTTACGTAATAAAGCTATATCTTTAATAAGTTCATCACGTTGCTTTTTGTATTCGTCACGTTGTTTTTTAACTTTCTTTAATCTCGCATCCATTACACTGACATGAAATTGTGTTTCTGCGTTCATCCCACCAACTCCTCGCATATCTCATCAAACGTTTGAATACCTCTACCTTCAGTAATATCCATAATTACGCCATACACATATTGATTGATACTGAACTCCATTCTGTCTTGTTCGTCTGGTATATGTCCTGTTCCTTGTCTGATGTCAGTACATTGAACATAAATTTTAATATCTTTCTCACTTGTTCTTTTAAGGTGCTGTGCATACCCCATTTCGCAAATCGTACCCTGTGCATGTGGTAAGTAGTCGAATATCATTACACCGCTTGTTTCCATGCCTAATGTATCGTTAGCCACAATACGTTCTGCTAGTTTATCTTGCTTAGCATTTGTTTTGTCATTGATGTCTTTATCGTCATGTGGTGCGTACACTTTAAAACCTAATCGTTGTAACTCTTGTTTCTCCCACTCACGTCGCATTTGTTGGCCTATACTTAGCATGTCTCCACCTAAATAGATCGTTGTTCTATCCGTCATTCTTAATTCTCCTTAATAAATGTGTAGTTCTCATAAGCTCTCAAAACCGTTTCTACGCCCACTTTTACATTCACGTATGATTTACCCTCAAAATTATAATTAAGGCTCTCTACAGTCCCCCAGTGGCTAAATGAGGCATATGGGTTTTTAAACCAAATGTTATCGCCAACCTGCAATTCATGAAATAAAATTCTATCCATTTATCCGACTACCTTTTTTGGAAATATGTCGTTTTCCATTAAGTAACTACAATAATCACTACGCGTATGTTTTTGAGGCACGTTGAACAAGTGAGGTTTCTTACGTCTTAGTTCTTCCGTTCTTCGTCTTTGGATACGTTCTTTTAAACTTTCGACTTCTCTCATTTCCTCTAATCGTTCCATTCTTTTTAGTGCATTCCACTCTTTGCGACGCATACCGACTGGCGCTTCAATTGCGTCGTAAAAATCCCAACCTTTTTTTATTCTTTGTCTGACGCCATACATATTTACGCCACTTTCTTTCATTTTCATTTCGTCTTTTTCAGTCACCACAAAAGTTTGTTTGCCTACTCTGATATTTCTCATTTACTCCACCTCTACTAAATCTATAAATTCAAAGTTCTCGTTCATCAATTCTTTTTCTGGGTTCTCCGCAATCACATCAAGTAATTTCTCTTTTTCGTCTTCTAAATTAGTATGCTTATTAAGCCATACCGGAAAATCACATTTGATTTTCACTGTAGCGTTTACTGTGACTATTTCCTCTATAGGTTCAGTCATTCTTCCCCCTCTTTCTCTTTCGTCTGACTTTTATTAATTCGTCATATTCAATCCATTCAAGACCTGTATATTTAGGCGCTTTACATATCCATGTGAGCTTAACTTCGGGATATTTGTATCTGAACAGTTTTGCTTTTAACTTTGCTGTAGTTGTTGCCATACCTTTCACATCTATGACTTCTATTAAGTCGTTATCAAGATATAAAGCAAAGTCTGCGATGTATTCGGTTTTTCTCTGATTCCCAAACTTAGGAATTAACTCATATCTTGGTTGTAATTCTATTCGGTTGTAATACACACCATTCATCTTGTTTTCTAAGTGTTTATAATAGTCGCATTCTACTGCGCTATCGAATACTATTCCGTTGTATTCTGTTTTCTTAGCATTGTATTTACTCATGATTCACCTCAAAATAAATAGTCATCAATCGTGGTTTGTTGTTGTAATTCTTCCTTGCGATACAATTTATATTTACGTTTTAACTTGTTAAGCTCTTCTTTTGTTACATTGCCATTGAATACCTTTTGAAAGTGCATACCTGCATAGTTGCCGATATTGAATGTATCTTCTGCTAAAGGTATGACACTACACATCTTCCAACCATCGCTTTGATATAGGTAATACTTTTGTTTATGTCCTTCTAAAAGCCCCATCGCTTTGCCTCCACTTCGTTTCATTCATGATTAATTCTTTAACGCTTTCGTAATCGTCAAAAGGTTTAATGGTGCCGGAGTCAAGCAGCCTTTTAACTGCCCACCCAGACTCGATTAATATTTTGGCTATGATTGGATCCTCTTTATAATCCTCTCGATACATAAAACCTAAAAGTTGCTGATACTCATAAACTTTCATCCATAAAACCTCTGCGTTTTCTTGTAGAAATCAAGGTGTGCCACCCCTGTTTCACCGTCTTTGTTTTTTGAAATAATAAATTCAATCTCCGATTTTCCTGTAATGTTGTCTTGTTGTTCTTTGTCGTAATAATCATCACGGTAAAGAAAGAAAATCATATTTGCGTCCTGTTCGATACCTCCAGCTTCTCTTAAATCTGACATCATCGGGCGTTTATCACTACGACTTTCTACACCTCTACTTAATTGAGATAGTGCGATAATGATACAACCTGTTTCTTTAGCTATAATTTTTAAATCACGAGAAATCTTTTCAACTTCTAATCGTCTATCACGTTGAGGTACATCTGATTGCATGAGTGTAAGATAATCAATAAATATAACGTGAGGTTTATCTGTTTTTTGAGATGCGACTTCTCTAACGTCTTGTGGTGTCATTTGTGCTTGGTCCTCAATCTTTAAAGAATTACATTTTTTAATTTGATCTATAGCAGACATTACAGATGAAACTTCATCATCATTTAATCCGTTACCTTGCTTAATTTTAGATAGTGGGATATTTGTTATTGTTGCAACTAATCGCTCAACGATATTATTACCTCCAGTTTCCAAACTAAAGAACGTTGTAGGGTATCCACGTTGCGCGATATTCCACATCATTGTTAATGCAAGAGAAGTTTTACCTAAAGAAGGTCTTGCACCTAATACATTCAACTGGCCAGGCTCGAAACCAATGATTTTGTTATCTATAGAAGCAATACCAGTTTTAATAAATTGTTTTGGTTCATCAGATAGAATATTTTCTACAACTTCAGCTAAAAAACTATCGGTAGCGTCTGCTTTTTTTATTGTCATACCTTTTAGTTTCTCTAATTCCTCTACCAAATAATTAAAATTTTCTTTACTTGGCATTGATTGATACTCTGTGAGCTTCTCACGAGCCTGTGACAAGACATATTCTTGTAATAGGTTCAATTGGTCGTCCATAAAAAATGCCTTGTCAGTGCCGTCTGAATTGTATAAGCGACCTAATCGGTCTGTTGATATAAATTCATTATCGTCACGACTTTTAAAGTAGATTTGATTTACATCGACTTTGCCTTGCTCTAACACATACTCAATGAACACTCTTAATTTCTCGTCAGTAAACATTTCAGGCTTTAATCTGAATTCACCTAGTAATTCTGGATTACGCATGAGGTTAGATATTATAGATTCTTCGGTACTCAATACATCAATACTCATCATCTAACCCCCAATCTTCTTTCATCTTTTGCCATTGTTTTCTTAATTGTTGTCTTTTCTCTCTAAACTCTTTATCGTGCTGCATTCTGTATTTATCAGTCTGTTCTTCTGGTATCACTGCGCTTTCCATTTCTGGTGGTTTACGATCAATAATTTGTGCAATCGTAGGTTTATAACGACTTTCTCTAACATATTTCTTTGTTTTGTGTAGTGTTCTGTCGAAATCCCCATATTGTGTGAGTTGTTCTACCCAAAGGTTGTACTTAATTTTATTGAATTTCATATCGTAGACATTATTTATTAACTCTAAGATTTCAATTGCTTCTATTTCAGTCATTGACATAATGTCTAACCTCCTAATAGTTCCTGTTTCTTCTTAGCTAGGTAATCATCTTCTTTATTGTTTCTAGGTTTAACTTTAGATATTGCTTTCTCTTTAGTATCGACACCGTCTTTACTCCAGTTTTCTAATACTTTGATAAGATAGTTAATACCTTTGTTATTTTTTTTGCAATAATCAGTAGCTACAGTAACTATATCTAGTTGATTATCTTTAAAGTCATTTAGTATATATTCTAGTTGTTGCACTTTTATTGGACTTTGTATCATTTCTAGATTGTTACTAATATATTTAAATATATGTGATATGTCGTCCCTGTCTCTCTCTGAAGAAATCTCTGTGAAGTCTCTGGTATTGGTCGGTTCATTTTGACCTGCTCCATCGTTCCATTTTGACCTCATCGTCGGGTCATTTTGACCTGATGGTCGGGTCACCAATTTATTTAAGGTATCATAATTGATTGAATACCATTTTGTTCTATCAAAACCAGCTTTATTGTAATTACCGACAAATATTAATCTTTGTTTCTCTAAACTTGTTATTGTTCTTTTTATCGTGCTTTCGCTCCAAAAAGGAAATTGCTCGATCCATTTAGGGTAGGAGTTATATATCCAACGTTTACCATCGTGTTTGTGATTACTGTTATTTAACCAATAGTGCATTTGTTGTAATATCATCGCTTCGTTCAAACCGATATGAAGTGCTAATGACGGCAACACTTGTAAAGGATATTCGTTAATTAACAATTTATTCATTTTCTTCGAACTCCAAAACTTCAATTATGTCCAATTTAAACTCAGTCCAATTTTTAGATGTTTTAGCGCTCAAAATAAGATCTTCTATCTCTAAATCATCTTCTAGCCAGTTTTTTACAAGTTCTCTTACAACATTTTCATTAAAATACAATCCTCTGTTTCTCAAAATACCAATTACATATCTACTACGCTTAATGTGTTCTGGGACTGGATTTTTAGTGTAATGAGCAATACGTTCGATTTTGGAGAAAATAGTTTCGTTTGATTTCCCTAAATATTGTTCAACAGCTTTATCTGTAGCGTTTATTAATTCTTCGATTGTATGTTTTTTTAACCATTTTTTTAACTCTATATAACCTTCGTCTTTCACTTTTACATATAGAGATTCTTCGATATATTCTTTCAGGACCTTTGCTTCTTTTTCTTCGAAAGATTTTAATTCTGTTTTCAATCTAGAAATTTCAGCTAACTGTTTTTCTCGTTCATTTAACTCTATTAATTTTTCTTGGTACTTTTCATTTAACTTTCTACTTGTCATTAGTTTCTCCCTTCAACATTTTATTCAATCTACTATCTACCGAAACCCAACTATTCTCTAGGTGATGTAATTTATCGAAAGTCTTTACACCTATATCGTGTTGCGATTGATGATGTTCTCTGCACAAAGCCAATACTTCATATCCGTAATGATCCATTGTCTTACGATTAGCACCTCGTCCTATTGCGTAATGATGTGCTAAGTCGGAATGTGGTTTACCACAGATAGCACAGTTACGATTGACCGTTGACCAATATAGAAATGCTTTATCATTTTTGAGCAAATCGCTTGTTTTATAGTTAAGTGGGATATTGTTGTGAAACACCCAGTCGAGAATAACTTCTATAACTTGTTTAGCTTGTTCTCTTGTGCAGTCGCTCAACGATAGGCGTTTCTCGTAGCCGTAGAGGACTTCTACGTAATCCATGAACAAATACCTCATATAATCACGGGGTTGTCCTGTATATGCTTCTATGTCGTTACAAAGAGCAAATATCTTTCTACGTTGTTTATCTGTAATCTTGAACGGATCTACAACTCTTACATCTGCCTCTACTTCGTAACCATTGTCTAAAAGTAATGATGTTTTGTTATCTAGTTCTACTCCTTTGATGACTACAGTCGTTGTACCGTCATCTTCTGTAATGTAGTTTTTTATTACTACCATCTAATCAGTCCAATCAGAACGGGAGGTCTTCATCAGTTATATCGATAGGTCCCGTTGCATTTGCGAATGGATTTTTACTTTTTGTCTGTGTATTATGTTCTTGTTGCTTTTGAGATTGGTTGTTACCTTTGCTATCTAAAAACTCAACACGGTTAGCGATAACTCTTACTACTGAACGATTGTGCCCCTCTTTATCTTGGAAACGATCTTGTTTGAGATTGCCTTCAATTAAAATTTTGCTGCCTTTAGCACAATAGTTATTAAGTAGTTCAGCAGTTTTACCGAATGCTACTATGTCAAAAAATGATGTATCGTCTCTTTTGAATGGGTTATCAACTGCCATTGAGAAGTTAGTTACTTGTGTTTGACCAGCTTGTTTAAGTTCTAAATCTTTAGTGATACGTCCTGTTAAAATAGTTAAATTAGTCATTCGTACTCTCCTTATATTTTTTCGCCATTGCTTGAATGTTATTGATTGTAGTTACCGCTTGTTGTTCAGACATTGATGTGTAATCTTGTATTCCAAATGTTTGTTCAGCTTGCTGTTGAGATACTTCTTTATTTAGCGATTTCATTAGGTCAACAAAGTTAATTACTTCTTGTTTTAGAACGCCGACTGTTTGACTACTTACTTTGTTGTATTTTTCTTGTTTTTGTTTTGCATCCGCATCATCTTCATCAGTTGGAATGTTGAAGAATTTCATTAGGAAATAGCGTTCTGCATAAGTCAATGCCGTTCCGTGCGCTTTAGATACATCATCTTGTTGGCCTACTGCAAAAAATGGAACTTCTAATACTTCTTGAGGATTGTCAGCGTTAATCCATTTATATGTGAGTTTTAATTTGACGATATGTTCAGTCTTGTTTTTAGCGTTTGTCGTTTGTGTGATTTCTTCGTTTTCTGTGTATGGTACAAGTAACAAACTGTGTTCAATCATCTTGTTGCGTATTCTGTGTAATACTTGTGATCCACTAACATATGAATAGTTGTAACCCTTTGTATCCTTTGTAAAGCCATCTATGTTAGCTTTAACATCGGCTATTTTTTGATATAAGTTAAGTTGTTCAGTCATACTTAACCTCCTCATATTCAGTTGTTTCAGTTACCGTCTTTTTAATCGCTGTGTGCCTAGTCATGTTGATACTCACATCTTCTAGTCCTGCAAATTCTCTCGCTCTACGTCTATCTCTTGAATAAGAAGTATCTTCTTCATTGTTAGGTTTATTAGTGATATACAGGTCGAAAGGAGCGTCTTTCAATTTAATTAGGTATGTCACTGTCTCTTTCAATCCCAATCACTCCTTTATGCAACATGTCGATTGTTCTATCCATGACTTTGATTGTTTCGCTTTGTGTTTCGCACGATTCTATAGCTTTTCTGAAATCTTTTCTTAACTCTGCGTATCTATCGCACATATCTTCATAACATTTATTTAAAAAGTCATAGTCACTTCGCAAGAAATCTAAATCTATTTGGCTTTTAATTAGTTGAGAGTATTCTTCTCTAGTCAACTTGACTGTGATTACCTCTTGCATTTTTTCTCCTCCACTTGTATATTAGTAATGTGAAATATCCCAATTACTTAATTTCGACTGTTTGACGTTTGCGCGTCTTTCAGTCTTTTTTTCGTTCTCTTTTAACCACTCATTCCAAAAGAATGTGCTAAAGATAAAAGTCAAAATTGCAACGCCTATAATTGTTGTAAAACCACCTCCTAAAATTAATGTGATGATCATTGCGATAAACATCGTCATGTAGCTTAATAGGTATTTCATTTAAAGTTCTCCTTTATAATGCCGTTTCTGGTACTAATATATTTTGTTCAATAAAATCAATTGCTGGTCTAATTTTGATGTAACGTTTGTGATTCTTTCCAAATCGATACATACAAGATTGTTGAAACTCTTTATTTGAATAAACGTGTTTTTCTAAGTCGTTCTTAGAAATGCCACTCACTTTTACAAATTCGTTTGCGTCTGCAAAGCCGATGTATTCCATTAAAATCACTCCTTTTGTGTATAATTTGGTTATCAACCTAAGGAGGTGATAACTATGTCTGAATTATCTATTGAGCAACGCGCCCATGATTTAGCTTTATTAAAAGCCGAAATCTTAGCTAATCAACAAATTGCTGAAACTGGCACCGTTAATATTGAGCTAACGAGTGAGTATGCAATTGCTTATGCTGAAGCTAAAGATGCTTTAGAGAAAATCTTTACAAAAGACCAAGATTAACTCTTACTTTTCTCGCATTTTCTTTGTTTACAACTCTAGTAAGTGTTTCTGGTTTTAAACTTTTCTCAATTTTTACAATCTTCCATGTCACAACTGCCATTGTGATGAGGAGGGTTGTTTTGTATAGAATATTCATGTTATGCCTCCTTACTTATCGTTTAAAATCATTAGCACTGTCATTATCGAAACGATTATTGCTAAAATACTTATGATTATTGAAAACATTTATTGTTCCTCCTCAAACTTTTGATAATCATCAATAATAGTTTTTGGTGCTACACCAATTTCGATGTGAATATCATCAAAATCTAAATCTTTTGTCGCTTCTTCGATTTCTTTAACTTCCTTTTTAATTTCTGAATGGTCAGATACTCCGTAATTGATTGTTAATTTTTTACTCATTTATAATTTCCTCCTTTAAGTTGTTTGTTCGATTGTGGGTTATTCTTATACTAAACCTGGAATATTCCAACTTGCCTTATCTTCTATTTCATACGGTTTGAAATCTTTAAACGAAATCATCGTTAAAAATTGTTTAGTTCGGTCATAATCAACTTTCTGGATAGCTGTATATCGCGGTACATTGAAGTATTCTTTTAATCTCGTCCACATTGCACGAATGAATTGCCCTTTTTTCTTTTTAAATAATTCATTTTGATATTTGCTTTCTATTTTGAAACCGTCCCTGTAATATTCTCTTGTAAATTGGTTCGCTTTAGATTGAACAATAGATTGTAATTCTTTCTGTTGTTCGTATGTGATAGGTACTTCTTTCTTAATTTCTTCAACCATTTCTTCAACATAAGACACTCTGTTCTCAACACGGTCTTCTAGATCTAATAATTGGTTAACGACTTGTTCTAACTGTTGCCCCTGTTCGTTAGTTTGTTTAATGTGATTTTGTAAAAAGATTAGTTCGTCTTTGCGTTTTGCCATTTTAATTCCTTCTTTCGTGTATAATGTTGTTATCCCTTTATGAAGGGAGGTGTTATTATCAGTTTTAAAATCAAAGGTATGAAAGACTTAGAAAAAGCATTAGACAAAGCAAGTAGATATATTGAAATTCACTGTATAAACTGTGGTAAGAAATACAAAGTGGATTTAAAGAAATCTAAAGCTAAATGTCCAAAATGTAAAACCGAAATGAAAATTTCTTAGTCTTTATATGGGGGGACTTTTTTAGTTGCCCTATTTGATTTTGTACTTCCATTTAAATTTATTAATCTGATCTAATTTGTTTTCCGTTAATGCTGTTAAGCTTTCAAATTCACTCATTACCTTTTTTAATTCCATTTGTTTATTTTCTGTCATAGCAACTAAACTTTTGAACTCATTAACTAAGCTTTTTAACTCTCTTACATTTGTATACAATTTAAAATCTTTGCTGCTATTCTTCTTCTTTCTAAACATTCAATTTCCTCCTAATTAATTACAATTCTTCCATTTAACATTGCTTCTAAATTACTGGTAAACTCTTTCAATAACGCTACATTTTCTTGTAGTCTTTCTTTCGATTTCGGATTCGCTTTGATGACTGTATCCAATCTATATGTCTCAACCGAATTTTCTTTGATGAAATTTTGAATGCTGATTGCTATCTTATGTGCGTTGATACTAGATTCACGTTCTAACCTAGTTAATTCTTTTTCTTCATACGCTTGGTTAGGGTCGCTGAAACTGTTTCTATATCGCTGCAATTCATCTCTAAGTTCATTAGCGTTATTACTTTCACGCTCGAACTTTTGTTTGAATTGTTCGAGTTGTTGTTTGACCTCATCTGGTACAACCTCTTTAACAACTTCTCTCTCAATCACTTCTGGCTCTCTGTTCTCTGCGTCCTCTAATTGTTTCTTGGCAATCTCCTCTGAACGTTGCGCTTGTTTGACTTGTGATTGGAGTTGAGCGTTTTGTTGTTCGAGTTCTTCCTTATCTTTTTGAAGTTGTTTATATTCTTTGTGTGTTGTGATGTCTCCATCTAAAACTTTTTGTTTCAACTCCTCAGGCGCATTCTTTTTCATCACTTCTTTTTGTAATGATTTTGGGGCGTTTAAGAAATTATCTTTTTGAGTGTTTTCCAGATTTGTGGAAAACTGATTTAGATTAATGTAGTAATAAACTTGATGTTTATCTAAGCCGCCACTTTCATACCACTTAACGAAAACACCTTCATGATGATTGGCGAGTTTGTCTTGTGCTTTTTTCAATTCTCTCCCTATTTTTATACGAGCGTCTTCTGCAATACCGTTAATTGTGTATTCACGTTCTTTTAAGAATTCTGCCGTTTCATTATCTACAAGCGAATAATCAAACGTTTCATTCATATGTTCTATTTCAAACAATTGGTTCCACCTTCTTTAAGTTGTTTGTCGTTCTTTTTCGGGAACGTCTTGAGTAAAAAAAATATCTAAATTATTTGTTTCATAACCTAATATTTTAGCCATTTTAATAAACTCATTTGCTCCAATATCTACAATACCATTTTCCCTTTTAGCGTATGGAGTTCTTGTTTTCCACCCCATTTTGTGTGCCATCTCATCTTGCGTTATTCCACAAGCTATTCTTTCTGCTCTCAATCTTTTTAAGTTAAGTACCATATTGTCACCTCCGTTCGTTCTCGTTTGAGAACTGTATATAACTTAACACGTATCGTTCCCGTTAGTCAACACTTTTTACAAATAAAAATTCAAAAAAGTTTTTTCTACCTATATATTGTATTCGTTTGGGAACGATGATATAATCTAATTGTTCACATGAAAGAACAAAATATTTATTCAGGAGATACTTAAAATGAGAAATAATGATGAAATAATCACAATAATTAAATCAGCTATGAAAGAACAAGATATGTCACTTAGTGAATTGGCTCGTCGTGTTGGAGTTGCTAAATCTGCTGTATCACGTTATTTAAACTTAACTAGAGAATTTCCATTAAATCGTTCAGAAGATTTTGCAAAAGCACTAAGTATCAGTACAGAATATCTACTTGGTTTTGATAAAAGTGAACAACATGAACAACCACAACATCGCGCAGCTCATCTTGAGGGAGAATTAACAGATGACGAATGGCAACGTGTGTTAGATTATGCCGACTATATAAGAAGTAAACGTAAATAAAGGGTGTTTTTATGGGGTTATATGAAAAATTGTTAATAGAGCATGACTACATAGAAGTAAAAGAAACAGATGTTATGCCTAATGACTTACACGGTTTATGGTTAGGTGATTTAATTCTAATTAAACGCAACCTACCCGAAACGCGCAAAGCTGAAGTGCTATACGAAGAACTAGCACATCACAAACTTACATATGGAAACATCTTGGATCAAGCTAAAGATATAAACCGCAAATTTGAAAACTACGCTAGGCGTTACGGGTATGAAGTTGCCTTACCTTTACGCATTATTGTGGAAGCGTATAACTATGGTGTTAGTAACTTATATGAATTAGCTGAATATGTTCAATTAAGAGAAGAATATATAGCAGAAATATTAAAGCATTACAAAAGTAAATATGGCATTGGAACTCACTATGGCAATTATATTATTACATTCGATCCGTTGAGGGTTTATAAGTATCAAAATATAAAATGAAGGAGGTTGAGGGATGGAAAACTTAAGTAAACAATTAGTTGATAAAAGCATTGAATCTTTTATTTTAGGCTTAGAAATATATAATAAACCAACTATTAAATATAGAATAGAAGGTTTTTCATTTTTTATTTGTAACGCATGGGAATTAATGTTAAAAGCAGAATTATTGAATCGTGGAGAAAACATTTATTATGAAGACAATCCTGATAGAACCATAAATTTAAATAATGCTATCAAATTAATCTATCCAGATTATAAT